GTCGGTACTGGTGCTCCAGTTGAACCGCCTGTGATTGTGCGTGATTCGAAGTTAGCGCTTCGGATTTCACCTCGTGCCAAAGCACGGATCATGTCCGCATCGCTTTGTGCTGTAGCTGGTCGCTCGATTAGTGGTCGGGCCACATCCTCGTAGCCGGCGATTGCCTCATTGACCCGTAGTTCGCGCTCGGCATCTTTCTGTAGCTGTTCAATTGTCTTTGCTCGTGTATCAAGGTCAGCCATGATTCGGTCATAGGTAACCTGCTCTTCGCCTGATAGATCGCGGTTTTCGGTGGCCGCAGCATCAAGGAGAGCCTTAGCCTCTTCCCACGCCTTAGCGCGGAGTTCGACTTGTCTTTCAATGTATGACATGTGTTTTCCTTTATGGTTGTGTGTTGCAGGGTTTAAGTGTTGTTGCGGCTCCGCAGACAACGATCTGATTGTGGCTCCACTAATCAGAAAATTAAATGGCCTTGTAGGCGTGATCTAGTTTAGCGCGCAGGAGATTAAGTTGATTGGAAGATTGAGGCTTTGAGCCAACATGTGCATTTAGTGCGTCAACAATTCCAGCGATTACTTCTCGCTGCTCGGAGGATAGTTCGCCGCCGCTCTCAATGCTTCGAATAGCATCTGCAACTCGATCGACTTCACATCCTGCACGCTTAGCCAAAATGTCGATTGTCCTAACCTGCGCGGTTGTGGAAGCGTACGCTGGAAACGAGGTGACGATTGATACTTCATGCAGTCTCACTTCTTTTAGGGTGCGCTCGGTTCTTTCCTCATTCCAAATGTCGCCATTCTTTGGGACAGAGAAACCGAAGGACATCGAATCTACATCGCCACGCCTCATCATGATGGATAAATCCTTTGCGTAGCTGGTAGGTGGTAAATCAGCCTCAACGAGCAAACCTCTGCTGTCTTCAGTAAGTTTGAGGGTTCCTGCTCTACTTGAGGCCAAGACTTGATCCATATTATGGTTCACAAACATTTTCACATTATTACGAGAACGCAACGATCGGCTGAATGCGCCGGGAAGGATTTTCTCGCGGAAAGGTAGCGGTTCACTTTCGCTATTAAAAACAGCCGCGTAACCTCGGAATGACATGAAATCTGAGTTATCTCGGAACTCGAAGTTAGCCATAGTCATTGGTAGATCGCGAGTCTCTACATTGGATGTGATAAGAGCACCTGTGCTCGCTGTCATTTGATTCCTTTCCTCAGATTCGAGGGCTTTGACCTTTGCTTCAGCCCAAGCCATCGCCTGTTCACTCTTGCCTCTTGTACCGCCACCCCAAAGAGCGTGTGCAACTACGCCGGGGCTTGGATAATCTGGATGATCTGGTTTCGCAGAGGGTGCAGCTAGATCGCTCATGTGCCGAGCAAACCAAGCAGCCATTCGCCGAACCTTGTCCTCGGTAATTTCGCCACGAGCCATAGCTGTTGCTTCACGGACTGTGCGCTCAACTAATCCATCGCCTGATAAACCTTCTCGATGCCATCGCAGACCTTGCTCTGCATTGTCACGGATGTAATCAGGAACATTGAGATTTACTTCTCGGATCTGCGCTGGTTTAGCCTGCCAGGCGTTGCAGTAGAATCCGCCATCAACATAATCCTCCCAACGCTCACACCAAGCCTTGCGAATACCATCCTCAGTTATCTGTAAACTCTCGTTGTAGAAATAACAGTTTCCGCAGGCTCTACCTTCAGGCACATCCTGTGATAAGGCTGGTCGATAGTTGTCTGGCAGTTCTCGTTCCTCATCTGCCTCTGGCAAAGGGTCGATCTTTGTTAGAGTAGAAAATCGATGACCGACTAAAGTGTCAGTCGCTCGCCATCCACCAGATACTGGTCGCCAGATACGAATCAGTGCAGCAGGATCATCCTCAGTCGCATCGATAGTAAAATCTGAGTCTGGAACATTTAGAGTGCCTGATCGAAGGATGCGCCTTACATCGCCTCTAGCCCTTCCGCCTGACGCATTCCAAGATACGAAGTCACCCACATCTAAAGCATCGGCAGCGACCCTCTCGTATTTCATCTTGCCTTTTTTTTTGCGCTCACCACCAACTTGGATGTTTTCAGCTATGGATACAGCAACCATCTGTGCGATTGCCTTGTCCTTGGTTGTATGGCAACCGATTACTTCGCCATCCTCTTTGATGGTAGCCCAACCAGAACAACCTGCTGCGTCATCTGTTATGTAATAAGGCATTAGTAATAACTCCTTAATACTCCGAGCACATAGCCATCGGCAGTGCCTAAAGCATAAACAGACTCTCCTGGTGGGAGCACAAACTGATAAGTTTCCGAGTCATCAAGATGAATACTGTTGGCAACAGTAATGCCAGCCGATCCACCAATATGGATGTAAGTATTGCTTGACTTTTCATGGTTGTGCAAAATCACCTGTTGAGGCGAAGTAGCTGGAGGGACTACTAGTGAAGCGGCAGTGCCTAGGGTGTAAAGATCAGAAAAGAATGGCATGGTCGCTCCTAAAGTAGTGCCAAGACTTCGGCATCATCATCTAGTATCGAGAAAGTGATACTGGACTCAGCACTTGCTTGGAATTTGCTGGTGGTTCTTGCTCTACCCTTTACTACAACAGTCACTTTGACTTCAGGTAAAGTCTCAACCTTTGGTTGAGGTAGAGGTCGAGGTCGTCTGAGATTTACAAGTGTCCGATCGGTGTCGAATAACCTTCGACCACCACCTCCGCCTGTAGGTTCAGGCGTTGGCTGGAACTGTGAAGCAGTAGCGGTAAGTCCGCCAAGGCTGGCTGTAGCTGTAACCACATTTGTTACCACTGCATTAGCCGTAGCGGCTACTGAGCCAAGATCGGCCTGGCCTGTAGCAAATACGACTGGGCCAAGAACATCCTGATTAAGTTGTGAAGTATCAAGGATGAACTGCGCCATGATTAACTAGCGGTCGCCAGACTGGCTGTAAGTGAACCAGCCTCGATGATGTAGGTATCGCCTGCGGTGTAGGCATTGCCAGAGATAGTTCCTGAGAATATGAAGTTGCCTGTAGTCAAAGAATCCCAAGCGCTAAAGAAGGTCGCATCCTCTGAGCCAGCAATATTTGTCCAAGTCAAGTCGGCATCGCTTGCTATTGCACCTGCACTAGCAGCAGCAAAGGAAGCCAACTGACGAGTAGTTTCGGTTGCTGTATTTGCCGTGCCATCAGAGCCAGGATCGCCCACATGTAACTGCACATAAACGCTAGATACAGAGAATGCTGTGGCATTTCCGATTGCATCCAAGAGGCTGTTTGCTAAGTAGGAACTAAATCCAGTCGCCATTATTCATCCACCTCTTCGGTCACAGAAACGATGCGGTTATGCTCATCACGCTGCACAGTTTTCTTTGTGCGTTTCTGTTGCGGTGCTTCCACCACAACCTCTGGTGCTGGCAGGTTAATTACTGGGGCATCAACATAAACTTGCGGTGGCTCTACATTTACAACTGGAGCCGGGAACTCCACTGTTGGAGCAGGTATTCGTATCGTGGTCTCGCCAGTCACAGAGTTGGTAGTTGTTCGGACACCCACATCGTAAGCGGCGGCTGGATCGTCTGGTGAGATCTGCGCTGCGCCTTGTAGCTGCACCGAAGGCAGACCAGTGTGTTCAATATCCGGCAAGTCAAGCGCAGCCAAAGATTCTGCAGGATCAAAGCCAGCCTGTACCAATCGAACAGCCATCATGATGCGCTTATCTGTCTCGACAAGGTTTGCCGCAGCTAGATCGACATTCGCTAAAGGTACGCGGTAGACATCTCCGCCCTCTACTGGTCGCAAGTCCTCAAGCCTGTGAATATCATTGATGGAAAGCCATCCTGATTGTAAGGCTGAGTTGTACGCAGCGAATCGGGTCGTAGTGTCTCCGCGAAGCAGGGCATTCGTGTTGAACTTTAGAAACGCCTCGGCTGGAAGGATTGAGGAATAGGCAGCCTCTAACTTCGCCAAGTAAGGATTCAATGTGTAGGTCACAAAGTTGATGCTGTTCTGTTCAACCGAGGCATAGGACATTGAGCCAGGGGTTGTGATACCAAGCATGTGAGGCGGAATGCGGAATATCCGAGCGACCTCAGTAATCTGGAACTCACGCGACTGCAGCATTTGTGCTTCGTTTGGATCAACGCCAGTCTTGACGAACTTTGCGCCACCAAATAAAACGCCAGGCCGATGAGCGCGCTTCAAGCCACGATGTCCGTGTTCAAAGGCATCAACCATAGACTTTGCTTGTTCTTGGTTTAGATTGCCAGGGTACTCGATCAATCCGCGAGTAGTAGAGCCTTGACCAAAGAACCGAGCCGCGAACTCGTCAAGGGCTGAGGTAAGTCCTAGCGACTCCTTGACTTCATCTATTCGTGAAACGCCTCGCAGTTTGCCTGGCTTGGTTAGTTCGGTGATGTGTAGCATTTCGGATCGAGGAATGATTACATCGATCTCGGTCACTCGATACTGGATCTCGCGAGTCTCTGGATTGCGCTCTACCTCTACCCTTAGTGGATCGAGAACAGTTAAAGCAACAACCTCGCCATTTGGATCGCGAAAAATACGAATGAAAGCATTTCCATTTAGTAGCAGCGAAACCATCACCTGTTGAAGGTGATCTTGACGATTGATACCAACCTCTGGATTGTCCACCCACATCGGCTTTGGTCGATAGGGAACTCGGTCGCCATTGATGCGGCGGAAGGTATCGGCAGGCATCGTAGAAATCGTGTCGGTAAGTAAACGCACTGCTGAATACACAGCAGAAATCTTGAGACTGTTGTCTTGAGTAACTACAACGCCAGAATTAGTAGAGAACTCAACATCGCCACCGGTACCCCAGATGGCTTGGAACGAGATCGCTCGCTCTTCCTCGTTTGGATTGATTAGCCTGCCCAACATCAGCGGCTCAATTCATCCGCTATGCCAACAGCTAACAGGAACAGGCCAGCAAAGGTTATGCCAAGAGGCAATATCCACAGGCCGAGGCCAACGCTAGTGATGACTGCACCACTTACTTGCAGAATGGTACTCCGCATTCCATCTCCTAAACTGCCCAGAACCCTGGCTCGATTTGTTCATCCTCAATCACTGGAGTAGCTGCACGATCGTAAGCCATCACAGCGGCAACTGCTAAGTCGATCTTTCTAGCTGAGAAGCGTGCATCTTTAGATAATCGCTGACCTCGATTGTCGGTCTTGAGGACTGCGTTGTTCATGTGTCTTGTAAGTCTTGGATCGCCATCATGGGACAAGGTCTTATTCATGACTGCTTCGTAGAATCTTTGAGTAGCCGGAACCATACGCTGCGGCGACTGAGGGAATTCTACAATCGGCAAACCTTCCTCTTGGAGGGCTTGCATTGATCTCGCCCACCGATAGGGGTCGCACACTATCTCTCTGACCTTGTAGCGTCGGCAAGCCTGACGGATCGCCTCTTCAACATCGAAAATTGGAACTGCCCATTCGTTGCCAGATTCAGGTGGCTTTTCCCAGGCACCCACTACCCAGATGTGGGGCTTCTCTCCTACCGAACAGGCAACCAGAGCCGTTGAGTCGTTATTGAACGAACCATCTAGGGCAAGGATGATTGAGCCGTCATTTTGGCTTCTAGGGCCAATTTCGAGGCTAGTCCAAGCACCCTCTGGTAGCCAGGTGTTCTGGGTAGATACCCACATGTTCAGACGCTTAGTTTTGAACTCGGCTTCTGGGGTTCTAAGGATCGAAGATTGGAAATCCTCTGGATCGGATAGGTCGCCCAAGCCAGGGTTCGCCTCAGCCCAGACCTTTGGGTCACGATAGTCGCAGTCGACCTTCTTTGGCTCGTACCAAGCCATAAAGAAAGATGGGTCATCGATCTCTCTAGCAGCTACTCGCTGGCCGTACTGATACATCGAAAAGCAGAGGGAATCTTGGCCGCTACTGTCCGATTTGACCCCGGCCGTAGTGATTCCGACCATTAGGGGATCAACTCTAGCTGCAGAGGCTAGGGATAGCACATCCCACAGGTTTCGGTTTGGTGCGGTGTGGACTTCATCATAAGTCACAGCCGTTGGGGATAAACCTTCGAGTTGGGGAGCCTCGGCGGCGAGCACCCTCATAATCGAGCCTGTTGACTTGACTTCGATGGCATCGCGATAAAGGTTCACTTCGTTGGCCAGTTCGGGTTCTAACTCGACCATTCGTCTAGCGGTACCGAACACGATCCGTGCCTGATCTCGGCTCGAAGCTACTGCGTAGCACTCGCCACCAGCAGGGCCAAGCATTAGCAGGTAAAGGGTAAGCGAGGAGAGCATTGCGGACTTGCCAGATTTTCTTGGCATCCCGATTAGGGCTTGGCGGTGTTTGCGCCTGCCGTCTGCCCTCACAGCTAGTAAGTGGTTGAGGAGTTCGCCTTGCCAGTCTCGCAGAATCAAAGGATCGCCAGCGTGGCCAGAATAGGAATCGTTAGTGACTCGGCAGAAAGTCTCGATGAACTCGCGAGCCTCTGGCCCTTTGCCTCTGGCTATTTCAGCCGCTGATACCGGGGTCAGGTACTTAGGCGGCCAGCCTTGAATCTTAGGCTTTGGCGGCACGATTTCTCATCTCTTCCAAACGCGACTGTGCCTTTATCGTTTGAAGGCCAAGTCTGCTTCTATCGGTTGGCGAGAAGCCTAGCAGCGAAAGATTGGAGGTGATGTTCTTCTCTAATACGCGGAGAGCCTTGCGTTCATCCATGCGGTTGTCGCGAATAACTCTCGTGCGAAGGTTGATGTATTCATCGACCATTTCGCAGGTAATCTGAAATAACTCGAAGTCGGTTTCGGTATTCAGCCAGACTGATCCAGCCTTCCAAATACGCTCCCAGAGTTCCAAGCCGTATTTGCTAAGCGGTCGGCTTGGCTCTGGTACTTCATAGAGGCTAGGCAATAGAGAAATCTTTGGCTCTGGAAGTGCTCGCTTGCCAGGGTTTCCGAGTTTGACCTTTTGCTCAATTGGCTTAGGGGGTCTGCCTGTTCTAGTCACGAATCAACTCCGCCTTTTGACCAGTTAGGTTTTGCCACCTCGTTACTATCACATCGCAATACTTCGGATCGAGTTCTACGAGGCGAGCCTTGCGACCAGTTTGCTCTGCAGCTATCAAAGTGCTACCAGAGCCACCAAATGGGTCAAGTACGATTTGACCTTTTTGCGTGCTATTTCGAAGTGCTCGAATAATAAGTTCAAGAGGCTTCATAGTCGGATGCTCCTCGGAACGCTTAGGCCGAGGAATTTCCCAAACTGTGTCTTGTTTTCTATCTGGCGGTTCTTGGTGGGCTGCGCCAGGACTCCAGCCATAAAGGATAGCTTCGTGGCGGTAGTGGTAATCAGTTCTACCCATAACAAATATATCCTTGACCCAAACCAAAGTGTGCCGCCAGATTTCTAGGTCAGACAAGGCTTGTGCGAAAGGTAAGAACAGGTTTCCAGCAGGTGCCGCCACATACCAAACTGCGCCAGGCTTACAGACTCGGTTTGCGTTCTCGAAAGCCGTGTGTAGGAATACTCGAAACTCCTCTGGATTGAGTGAGTCGTTTTGGATAGTAAGTGCGTCTTTGGTTTTGCCCACATAACTTACTCCGTAAGGCGGGTCAGTCCAGACTAGATCGACCACTTCCTTCTTGCCTTGGGTCAATAGCAGTTTGTCGTAGGTCGAAGAGTGTGTGGCATCGCCACAGAGAAGTAGGTGCTCGCCGAGCCGATAGAGGTCGCCAAGTTTGGTGACTGGCTCTGGCTTGAATTCAAGAGGAGCCTCGTCCTCTGGGTCTGGGTCAGTCGGCGGCTCTAAAGCCTCGAAGCCAAGTTCGGAAACATCCCAACCGACAGCATCCAGTTCGATTAGCTGGTCGGCCAGGATTGCTGAGTCCCATTCGGCCAGTTCGGCGGTTCGGTTATCAGCTAAGGCGTAGGCCTTGATTTCGTCTGGAGTCCAACGCCAGGGAACTCGAACGATTGAGATCTCAGTCCAGCCCAGTTTCTTGGCGGCCTCGACTGTGCCGTTGCCAGCAACGATCGTGCCGTCACCGACCACAACGATTGGCTTGCGCTGCCCAAAGCGCGAGAGGCTCTTGGCGATTGCGTCAAGGTTTCTTGCGTCATGCTTGCGTGCATTGTTGGGATCGAATCTCAGTTTGTCTATTGGCCAAACTTCAATCTCTAACTTTTGATTTTCCATTTGTTTATCCTTGCAGGGTAGGAATAAAACATAAAACTAAAATAACGACTTTCGCGGGTATTTACACGATAC